GTATACTCCGGTATGAATGACCGGGGTGAGTTCTTCATCGGTCGTAAGAAGATTGATGCTCTGACTGGTGAAGAAATCAGCACCATCACTAAGTTTGACTCAACGCCAGTTCTCAAAGTTCCTGTAACAGCAGACTTTGATGACCTGACTGTCAAGAACAACCTGTACAGTTTGGGTAACACTGAACTGATTGACTTACAACTCAAGGGTAACCGTTCTGGTGCTGTTGGTGCAAGTGTGTTGGTGGGAGTCAATGGTAGTTCCTCCAATGCAGTTCCCACCAGTTCAATTGACCAGATTCTTCTCAATCTGTCATACGATAAGGGTGGTTACATTGGATATGTGAGAACTGGTGACACTTCTCCGTGGAAGAAGTGGGGTCCGATTACGGTTGACGCCACTGATCATTATGCCTTCGACAAACTTGCTCTGGGCAACAACAATGGAACTACTGCTCACCGTGTGTTTGAAGCAACTGGTGAGGCATATATTAGTGGTGGTCTAAGTGTAGGTGCTGCATCCACAATTGCAAGTCTGGCGGTCAGTGATCTAACTGACACACGGGTTGTGTTTGCAGGCACTGATGGTGAACTGATGGACAATGGAGTTCTTTACTTCTCTGGTTCTACACTATATTCACACACTCAGGTAGCATCCAACACTATCACTGCTGGCGAGTTTATTGGACCTGGTACCATTCCTCTGGGTGGCATCATCATGTGGTCTGGTAGCACAGTTCCTACTGGATGGTCACTTTGTAATGGAAGTAACAGCACACCTGACCTTAGAAACCGCTTTATTGTTGGTTCTGGTGATGCTTACAACACCGGTAACACTGGCGGTAATGACAACCAATCTCTGACTGTGGGTCAGATGCCAGATCACTTCCACAGTCAACCGTCACATAGTCACGGTGCCGGAAGTTTGAGTGCAAGTGGAACTAGTGGTAACACTAGCAACAACCACACTCATAGTTACAGTGGAAGCACTAATAACGATACTCATAGTCATAGTTTCAGTGGAAGCACTAATAATCCAGGTAACCATACTCATGGTTTCAATGTTTATAGTGACACTGATGATAACAGTTCCATCCCTAATGCACCGGATATTGCTTACGATGCAGATTTGGCAGGACAATCCTCAACCAATGGTGCTGGAGGTCACACTCACACTGTAAGTGGAAACACTAATAACGATACTCATAGTCACAGTGTAAGTGGAACTACTAATGACAACAACACTGGTCACAATCACAGTATTGATATAGGTGTCAGTGGTTCTACTGCAGATGGTGGAAACCAGAACACGGGATCAACTGGTAGTGGCGATCCTTTTGATAATCGTCCTCAATATTATGCACTCGCATATATCATGCGGACTACCTGATAAATACAATCATAAAAGGGGTATCTTGGTAAATGGCATCGGTAAATAAAAAGTTTGCTGTCGAGAAGGGTCTGGAAGTTGGCGACCAGGCTCTTGTCGTTGATGCCGATAATAATCGTACTGGTATTGGTAAAACTAATCCAGAATATGGTTTAGATGTTGCAACTACAGCACGTTTTGATGGTATTGTTGCCGCTGCCCAAGTAGGTATCGGTAGCACGCAACCTGCCAGGGATGGTGACTTCAATGCGGACATCGCAGTCCGTAAGAAGTTATATGATATGAATGACAGTGCTGGATCAGACTTCAAAGTTCTGGTCTCTGTCGGCACTGGTGTCTCTTGGTCAAGTAATGCTGATATTACTGCCCTTGCAGATGGTCGTCCGGATCAATTACAATATAAGAAAGATGATGGCACCTTTGGTGGTGCTTCTCAATTTGTATATGATGATGGTAATGACCGCGTGGGTATTGGTAGTACCCAACCGGATTATACCTTAGATGTTGATGGCACTGTCCGGATTGATGGTGTCTTCTATGACTCCAACTCTCAAGTTGGTGTTGCTAAATCTATTCTTGCTGCCGATAATGCTGGTAAACTTCAGTGGGTTGGTGCTGGTGCATCAACACTGAATATCATTTACGTTGCAGAAGATGGTAATGATACAAATTCTGGCAGAACACTGAGTAGTGCTAAGAGATCAATCAAGGCAGCAACTGAGATTGCTAGTGCTGGTGATGTAATCCGTGTTGCTGGTGGTGTTTATAGTGAGAACAATCCCATCACTGTGCCACGTAATGTGTCGATTGATGGTGATGACCTGAGAAATACTCAAGTTATTCCATCAAATGTTGGACAAGATCTATTCAAGGTTCACAATGGTGCCTTGATTCAGAATATGTCATTTGTTGGTGCTGCCAATACTGGTGCAATGATTACGTTCCCTCCTGAGGGTGTGGTCAATCGTCACAGTTTTGTAAGTGCCAATGCTGATTCATTCAAGATTGGACCCAATTGGCACACTGGTGTGTCCACCACACCCACGCTCATCAACTACGATCCTATCAGTGGTGTTACCACTGCCACAATTGTAGGTCATGGTCTGACACTATCTGACAGTATTGGTATTGTCACTGGTGGTTTTGCAATGACCTGTGACAGTGATGATAATGCGACTTTGCATTCATATCCACGGGCAAGTGATCCACTTGCTGGTATCTTCACTGGTATCACATCATTCACATCTGACACCATCACCTTCCTCTCAGGAGATGCTGGTAGTGGAGCAAGAATCACTGGCATCATCACCCAGTCACCATATGTAAGGAACTGCACAAACTTTGTTCCTAACAGTATTGGTATGAGGATCAATGGTAACCACAGTGGTGGCACCAAGTCCATGGTGGTTGACTCTTATACCCAATACAATCAGGGTGGTATTGGTGTCACAATATCCAACGATGGTTATGCACAGTTGGTGTCTATCTTCACCGTGTGTGACGAGTACGCCATCTCTTGTGTATCAGGTGGTCAATGTGACCTGAACAACTCTAATGCCTCGTTCGGTACCTTTGGTATCGTGGCATCCGGTGTTGGTACTGTCACAGATACTGGTGCATTGGCAGTTGCTGCGGTAGAAGAGGACAATACTGTTGTTATTAGTGGTCTTACAGCACGTCCTTACTCTGGTCAGGTTTTCTACCTTGGAGAACTATTCAATGAAGTTATCAAGGTCAATATAACTAATGCTGGTACTGGTTATACAAGTACCAATCCCCCAACTGTCTCAATTGCTGCTCCTACTGGTCCCAATGGTGCTAACGCTGAAGCAACAGCAACGGTGAATGGATTCGGTCAGGTGACCTCTATCGACATGTTTGCCACTGGCACACAATATCGCACTGCACCTGCTATCACTATTTCTAGTGGTAGTGGTACCACAGCAGAAGCAACTGCTGAAGTTGGACCTACTTATTTCACTATAAATACTGCTACGCCGGTTACTGCAGGCGTTTCGACCGTTACTATTGATCAAAAATTACCGGCAAGTGTCGGTATTGGTTCAGCGGTCCCCATCCAGCGACAATCTCTGATTCTTGCATCTTCATATACATTTGAATTTGTTGGTGCTGGTCTTACGATTGCTAATGCATTACCCCGTAAGGGTGGCGTTACTATCCCGGAGAATGAAACTGTATCTGAGGGCGGTGGTCGAGTTGTTTATACCTCCACGGATGAAAGAGGTAATTTGAAAGTCGGTGATGGTTTTACTATCAACCAACAAACCGGCACCATCACAGGTGACGCTTTCAATAAGAGCATCCAAGCAACCCTTACACCACTAATTATTGCACTCGGAGGTAATGTCTAATGGCTGCGATTCCACTCAATAAATTCAGAACAATCACCCATAGTCTAACTGATGTTGCCGTTGGTATCTACACCTGCCCTCCTGGAGTGGCATCACTGTTGATCTATGGCAACGTATCAAACGTAGGTCAAGGATCCTCTGTGACATCGTTCAGTGTATGTCATAGGCGTGGAGGTGAAGATACTGAAGTCGTGCGTGATGCACGTATCCCCCATCAGGATGCTATGTCATTCCTTGATGGTCGTCTCGCACTTGAGACAGGTGATATTCTTACCATCAAAGGTGATGCGAATAATACCATGAAGTGCATCATTTCTGTTCTCGAAAACGCTAAGTAAAAATGAGACTGCTGTCCGGGCGTGTAGGTGTAACATCTTACTCAGGTCTATCCACTGATCGTAAACAAACTGAAGGATTCCCCAGTTTTTTAGCACTGGAAGAGGTGGAACCGAATCTCGGTCTGCCCGGAAATAATAACCATATTTTATATGGAACCACTGAAGGTGGTAGATATTGGGCAGCACCATCTGGTGCTCCATCAGGCAGTGTTGATGGTATAGATGTTCAAAAGGATGCCATAACACCAGTTGGTTTCGGTGGTTCTACCACTATTGTCAACTTCACTGGTAATGGTGTAGATGTATTTGCCACCAAACAAGATAATGGTGGTGTTGAGGTTGGTGTTGCTACAGTACGTATCAACAAATCTACCAATGATTTCCAAGACGCTCATAAATTTACTCGTGTCACTGGTGTTACAACCTTCCGTGTAGGTACAGGTCTCTCGTTTGAGTCAGTTCCAGGACAAAGTGGCATCGTCACTATTTTTGCGACGGGCGCAATCATTGCGATCCAGAATGGTGATGGTAGCAGTGCTGTAGAGAATGTGAGTCATGTCCGTGTGGGCAAAGGTCTTACAGCAAGTCAAGTATCTGTTGGTATTGCAACCCTTGATGTATCTGGTGATTTTGATAACATCAATGCTAGTGGTATTATTACTGCTGGTCAATACTTCAGTGGTAACATAGTTGGTGCAGCACTTACCGCAAATCTATTTGATGGTGGTGTTTTTGATGGCAATCTTGTTGGTGATGTATCTGGTAACCTAATTGGTATCACCACTGGTACTCATGATGGTGACGTAACTGGTAATATTGTTGGTAACTTGAACTCTGTTGGTGTTTCTACCATCAACTTCCTAAAGAATATCAATATAGAATCTACTGGTATTGTTACTGCCACAGGTTTCATAGGACCCCTGACGGGTGCTGTTACTGGTAGCGTAACTGGTAATGTAACTGGCGACGTAACTGGTAATGTAACTGGTAGTTTGACAGGTGAGGTTACTAGCACTGGAAGCAATTCATTTGGTCAGGTACTCGTAAGTGGCGTTACAACTAGCACTGGTGGTTTTGTTGGTCCTATTACTGGTAATGTAATAGGTAACGTTATAGGTTCTCTAAATGGCAACATCAATGCTGTTACCGGAATCAATACTATCACCAACCAACTGAAGATTTTGGTTGATGATGGACTCCCTGCACGTGTTGATTATTATTGTGAGGTTTCTAACGTCCACTACACTCGGGTGCAATCTGCCGACCATAATGACTATAGTGGTAACGTAACACTTACTCTTGGAACAAAGAGTGGTGATTTTATTATTGGTGAAACTGCTGGTGCTATCAGTCAGAACATCCATACCACTGGTATTATTACGGCAGCAAACTTCCATGGTAACGGGCAAAACCTTACTAATATTGTTGCGGGTAACAGCACACTCACTGCCACTAACACCACCAACTCCAGTCATTATCTGATCTTTGCTGAAGCAGCGACTGGTACTGAAGAGTTCCGGACTGACGTTGACCTCAATTATAACCCTGCAACCAACACACTGACTGCGGTCAAGTTTGCTGGTAACGCGACTGGTTTGACTGATACTCCAGCAATTGCAGTGTCAGGCATTACGTTGAGTGGCAACATGATCGCTGATGCTGATGCTACTCGTGATCTAGGCGCTAGTGGCACTCGTTGGGCAAATGTTTATACTGCTGATATGCACTTCAGCAACGTGGGCACAGGTGGTAACGAGGTTGATGGTACTGAAGGTAATTGGACACTTCAGGAGGGTGAGAATGACATCTTCATGCTCAACAATAAAACTGGCAAACGATATAAGATTGCTCTAACTCCAGTGGATTGATATGGTTCAATTTTATGATGATCTAATTGATAGTGAAGTATCAGACGAGATTTATACTTATTGTCAAAGTATTTCCTGGTATCATAAGTGGTATGGTCTCGATATGGAGACCGACCGCTGTACTAGGAAGTTGAATGAATATATCCCATCACAGGATGGCAACGCTGTTCATCGTCACATATTATCTCAAGAGGCAGCACTTCATGGACTGATGCAACTCTTGCAGTTCTCATCATACAGACATCCTCTGGGATGGAATACTGAGTCATTGGAAGAACGTAATCCATTGATATGGTCATTGTGGTGTACAATCAATGACAAATTGTTTCAAGGTAAAGCAGACTTGGAGGGTATTGGAGATAAGGTTGATGGGTTGAGAGTTGGTAACCAGTTCTTCAAAGATCAAACTGATTTCTATGAGAAGTATGGTGTTCCAAGAGATAAAGATCGTTGGACCACATACTTTAGTGCTAGAGCATCTGAACCAATTGGGTTAGTAAAAGTAAAGAAACAGTATAAAGAGATCCATAAAGACACTAACTTTGGGTGGTATGGAGATTACTATACAGTTTTATATGTGGTAAATAGAAAGTGGAACCCCACATGGGGTGGTGAAATTGTATTTTATGGAGACGATTATACTGGTGGTCGTCACCCTAAAGGCAAATATGATATAGGATGGCCAACTAATATAATAGGTAATCGGCAGGGACGTGTCATAGTTTATCATCACGATGATATTCATAAAGTAAATCCTCCAAGTTCTGATGCCGATGAAATGACTCAACGTATCGCGTTCAGGGTCAGAGTAACTAAATAATACCAGCACCTAACCTGTACTAATAATACGCCATGTCAAGAGCCAGGGAACTAGCTAAGGTTGGTGGACTGAATCAGCAAGTCGTTGCTGGTCTGTCTTCCCACGTTGGCGTCTCCACTTTCGCAGCAGACGTGTTTATGTACAGTAACTTAGCGGTTACTGGCACAACCACATTCAATGGAGGCACCCTGACTCTCGGGGATGCTGCATCTGATAATGTTGTATTTGGAGCAGATGTGAATTCTCACATCATTCCTAATACGGATGATACTTATGATCTCGGTTCTGCGACTCAACAGTGGCGCAACCTATATGTTGATGGAACATCTAATTTAGATGATGTAACAATTTCCGGAACAGTTACGCTTAGTAGCGGTCTTGCAAATACCGAACTACAAAATAGCAGCGTTTCTTTTGGTGGTGTAAGTGTAGCACTCGGTGCTGCAGATTCTACACCAGCATTTGACCTTGCTGACGCGACTAACTATCCAACTTCAAGTCTCTCCGGTACTATCACTAACACACAGTTAGCAGGTAGTATTGCAAATTCTAAACTCGCCAACGATAGCGTTTCTTTCGGTGGTATTAGTTTGGATCTTGGTGGCACAGATGCTACACCAGCATTTGACCTAAGTGATGCAACCAGTCTTCCTATTTCTACTGGAGTTTCTGGTCTTGCTTCTAACGTTGCCACCTTCTTAGCAACACCCTCAAGCAGCAACTTTGCCGCCGCCGTAACTGACGAGACTGGCAGTGGTGCTCTTGTGTTTGGTACTTCACCAACTATTGCAACCCCTGACATCACTGGTCGTGCGACCATGGATGACATCACCCTGAGTGGTGGAGTTGTGGTTGGTGCTGGTCTCACCATCACGGGCGACCTCACTGTAAATGGTACCACAACTACCATCAACAGCACGGTAATTTCCGTAGATGACAAAACATTTGAACTGGGATCTGTTGCTTCACCTTCAGACACCACAGCAGATGCTGGTGGTATTGTTCTGAAAGGTGCATCAGACCACACTCTCTTGTGGTATAATGATAATGATCATTGGGAATCCAGTGAGCATTTCAACCTTGTGTCTGGAAAAGCATTCCAAATCGCTGATACCAGCGTCCTGAATGCTACCACACTTGGTTCAGGTGTTGTTGCTTCTTCCCTAACATCAGTTGGAACACTGAGTTCTCTGACTGTTTCGGGTAACATTTTACCTGATGCTAACGGTACCCTTGACATTGGTGCAACGGGAACACGTTTTGCTAACGTATACACCAGTGACCTTGACCTCAGCAACGAGGCAAAGGGCGTCAATTCAATTGATGCAACCTGGGGTTCATACCTCATCGAAGAGGGTGAAAATGATCTTTACATCACCAACCGTCGTAGTGGTAAGAAATACCGCTTCATGATGGAAGAAGTCTGATCACTATTCTATAAATACACTACGAAGGAGACACAAATTCAATGGCTCTATACGGTACTGGTTCAAACGTAAACCAAACCACAGACGTTAGTGCCGGTAATTATGGTTCGGCTAGTGCCATTCCAGTTATTACTGTCGATTCAGATAAGCGTATCAGTGCAATCAACACTGCTGCAATTACTCTGGACGCATCGGTCAACGCAAATGCATCTGTCGGTGATGTAGGTACATACGCTTTTCTGCAGCAATCTGGCACAGAAAACAGCGCAACAAACCCTGGTTCAACTGTAGCGGGATCAACCCTCCGCTACTCTGATGCCACGGGACGTAAAAGTAACGATGCTCCGTCAGGCAACTGGCGCTGCATGGGATATGATTCAGGTGCAGCACTGGTAAACTCCGGTTCAGGTACTGGTTCAGGTTCAGGATCCGGTAACGTTTCCGCTAACGCTGATGGCAACCTAGCACTGTCTGGTGGTAACGTTCAAGGTAACACTTCCTTGTCTGGTGGTAACCTTGATGGCAACTTGAGTGGTAACTTGAGTGGTGGCAACATTGACGGTAACACCAACGTCAACGTGTCTGGTAACATTCAAGGCGGTAAAGGCGGATCGTTCAACGTGAACTCCGGTGTCCCAACCGACAACTTGGCTGTTGGTGGTTCTGTCGATGTGGGTGGAGACAACACTACCATTTCTGGTAACGTTTCTACCGAGAACCTGAGTGTTGCTGGTAACATTCCAACCGACAACTTGACAATCAACGGCACAGCATCTGTAAACGTTACTGTCAACTCCGTGACCGTGAACACCACGGTTGCTTATTCTGCAACCCTTTGGTTGCGTTATTCCTGATCAACCAAAGAATAAGAGAAAATGTCATTCACAGTAAACGCTGTCAAAAACCCTAAGTGGGCAAATGAAGAGCACAACATGATCGACATGGAAGTCGATTTTGTTGAATTCGACGAGGCGTGGTTGCCATATACCACGTCTCCTACCGATGTGGTAGAACACTCCCGCACTCTTTATTCGCGTGCATTGGCTGGTGAGTTTGGCACCATTGCCGATGCAGAATCCACCGAGAAGTGGACACCTTATTATGAGGACTCTATTGAAGTCTCTACTGAAGGTCTAGTTCAACTGTTGTTGGAGAAAGGTCTTCTGAGTGATGATGAAGTAGATAGTATTCTACTTGAGAAAACCGAGCACGTCGGTTATTATCGCCGCACTGATGATGGAGTCAACCGCCAATGGGGCGGTGGCATGGCGTGAGGTTGGCGTCATAGCACAACAATCCGACAAATGGCATCATACTATGATGAGGTATCTTGGTTTTCACCAAGATGCCTTTTTTATGTTTGGAATTTCTCCTGGTGTGTGTCGAGAGGCATTAGGGCGTCCAGACTTATTGTATACTAAACCTGATGTATTTGACAGTAGACTATTCTATTCATGGTCTAGATTTCACCATGAAAAGATAACAAAGAGTAAGTTTTCTACTGTTCATAGTTATTATGGAACTTGCCCATTTGTATGGGAGTTAGGTAGAATCCACATGCAGAGATATGTGGAACCTAAAGGATCATTATTCTTCTTACCACGTGATGATCAGGTCACTATTCGTGTGGATGAATATAAGACAGTGCAGGATGCTATTGATTCAGCACCCACACCAGTCACATTCTTAGTACCATTTCGGGACTGTGATAAGTGGAAGCACTGGACAAAACTAAAATTACCTG